GCCGCCTCCGCCGTTTCCGCCGCCTCCGCCGCCTTTATTATCACTACCTTTGTCTTCAGAGCCAAAATCACCCCCTTGTAAGCTAGGGAGTCCTGCAGGTCCAATATTAGGTTTACCTTTTAATGATCCATATAAGTTTTTATCTATTAAAATTTGTTCTTCTTCATCAGTTATGTAAGCTAATTTTGCTTTAACGTGATCTGGTTCAGATAACCAAAATTTAGGAGCCGTGACCATTTCTTGTTTACCAAGATAATTGGTTACACCTGCTTGTTTAACAGGTTTTTTAGTGCCTTCTTTTAACATCTGTCTTGCTTGTTGTGCTCTTGTTATCGCCATCGTACCAGTATATTATAAATTTGAGTCACTACCAAGTGGTAAAGACTCAACTGTTAATTTTACACTACGAGAGATATGTTCTCTCTTAGTAGCTGTCTCAGGGTTGTTTACATCATTATCTGCTTCTTCATCAGACATATATTCTTGCCCTGTTTCTAAATTTTTTAAAGTAACTTCACATTCTGGTGTAATCACCAGTGTTCTTTTACCGTTAATGTCTTTGTATTCTGCTTTTGCTTTTTGTTCTATAAATGGCATTAGTCTCTATTTATCTCCAATATTGATGCAATAACGTGTAATTCATTTGCATCTGTTGCTTGTGCCTTTAATACCTCATTTTCTTGTAAAATTAAAGGGTGAGTTAACAGCTCAGTTGTTGATTTTGAGGATATTGTCTTATCTTTAAATAGGTTAAATACTGCAGATGCAGCGTCTGTTATGGTAAAAGTTATATCACATCCTGACCCAGCATCCTCTGTTACCAATATACTTTTAATAATAGCTCTAGAATCGGACGGTGTCGTATATATCGTTGTATTATCTGTAGTAGTTAGATCTACCTTTGCATTTTTATATATATTAGCCACTTATAAACCAAGAAAATCTTTCTTGCTCCTGTTTTGTTTCACTTAAATATGTTGAGTTTAATTGTTCTACAACCAAAGATAAAGTTCTATTTATTTGTTTTTGGTTTGAGAAATCGTATTCTTCTTTTGGTTCTGGTATTCTTACATTAATTTTTGGCATTATCTTCTTCCATCCGGTTGTAAATCTAATCTTAATGTTCCAAATCTCCAAGACTCATTAACTGCATCATTTTCTATTTTAATGCTTACAAATCTACCTCTTGCTCTAGTATCTTTTTTATCTGTTGTTGAGTCTATTGTAAAAGGACTTAAACCTGTTTGTGTTTCTGATTGTTGTGGATATCTTTTTACATTAAGACTCACTTTAGCATTACCTATTAGTGTTTTAAAATCAGGAACAAATCTTCTCATTGCAAGAAAAACTTCACCTGCAACTTTAGGACCACTTGCTCTACCTCTTGCATCTCTACCTCTTGATTCTAAATCTATGTCATAAGATTGTATAAAAGAAGGGACAACGGTTGTTGAACCATCAGGATTAACCTGATCATTTCCAACTTCATGTTCAAATAATATACTCTGACCTAAACCAGACTCACCTATAATTTCTGGAAAAGTTCCTGTTGCAGAACTATTAAATTTTGTTGCAAAAGGATTTTTATATATAGTTGCATCCATCCAACTTGTTCTTGCTTCTGTTCCTGTATACCAAACACCACCCGGTACACCTGCTGATTCTGCATAATTAAATACAACATACTTATCATTAAATGTAGAACCTTGTGCTGGATAAGACCACGTTATTTCTGTAAATAAATTATTTAATCCTGCAGATACTTGTTGTCCTTTTGTAGTATCAAAGTTATCATAAACAAAATCTTCAACCGTGCATGGTATTGATTTAACTGTACCATCAAACAAAAAGAAACCTTTTGGACTTAACCAGAAAGCAGCACCATCTATTTCTACAACTGCATTCTTACCTATCAATCCACAGTTTGTTCCTACTTGTTCAAAACCAAATGTAAAAGGTGATCCTATAAATTTCATTGTATATAATGCATTGTCTGTCCACACCAGAATAACTTCTTTTGCTTTTATAGCACCCATAATTTTTGTACCGTCTTGAAGCCTTTGTGTTCCTGCAGTGTTTGTTGCAGAAGGTGTATAAGTATTTATATCTTCTTGGTCTGAAAATCTTATAAACATATCATCTTGTGTCGTTGCTGTTCCAATAGTTGTTTCTGTTCCAAGATGAATTAAGTGTCTTGTTGTTGGTGACACTAGCGTTACTCTTGATGCTGTTGGATTGTTTGTAGTTGCAAATCCAGAAGTGGATGTTGATGCTCTTGTAGTAAAGCTTGCTGCAATAGATGCATCCCAAGTAAATGTTTTACCGTTTGCAATCGTTGCAATAAGAACCTGTCCAAAATTATCTAGTGACCATAATCCTGGTTCTAGTGTTACTGTTGCGGCGTTAACCGCATTACCAAAACTTGTAAAGTCTGTTGCGTTAGACACCGTTGCACCACTGCTGTGTGCTTGTCCGTTAGATGTTCCAAATGTTGCTGTACCTAAAGCTCCTCTGGTAATACCAGTTAAATCATTTGAACTTATACCTGTATATGAAATTAACTCACTACCAACAGCTATGGTTCCACCACCTGTTGGAAAACCAGTTGTAGATGTTAATGTAACGGTAGACCCTCCGCCCGTTCCTGTAGTGTTTGCGCCCAACGATCCATTTAAAGTTGTCGTGGTAACACCAGTTACAGTTCCTCCATAATTACCAATACCAAATCCATAACCATAAGACTGAGCGGAGGGCCCTACCTTTTCATATGGTTTTAGATCTATACTTCCACCAGACGCAGAGTTTACTGTGCTGCTAAAAGTTATAGTAAATGTTTTAGAGGTTGGAACTGTAATAACCTGAAAAACTTTGTCTTCAAAATCAGAATTAGATTTACCTGTACCTGATGGTAAGGTTACGTTATCAAATAAAACTATATCGCCTATCTCTAAACCATGATCGGCAGATGTTGTAATAGTGACAGTTGTACTTCCTGTAGATGTAAAAGTTGCACTTGATATAGTAGACGCTAATGGTGAAACATCATAAAATCTACCTTCAAAATATATAAGTAAAAATTTATCTGTTCCTATCGCAACATATCTATTACCCTCAAGATCAACAAACGAGTGTAGTTTTCTAGCGACACCAACAATAGATTCATTAACAAGAGAAGACCAACCACCAACTTTTTCTGGTAGTCCATATCTAAATCTAACATTATCAGAGTCAACCCAACGTTGCTCTGCACCTGCCTCTGTGCTTTGCTTGTCGATCCCTGGTTTAAATTTAAAATCAATTAGAGCCATGGTCCGTGCTCCTTATGCCGTGTTTGTCTTGAATGACCAGCCTCTTGTTGAATCTATGAATACCAAAGTGACAGCCTGACCGTTAGTTGTCAATTCAAGATTGGCTGCTGATGAATTTATGTTAGAACCGTTTCTGGCAACTGTGACTTTGTTAGATCCAAAAGTGCCTCGTGCATCTATAATAACAATTTCTTGTCCAACACTTGGAGACGCTGGTAAAGTTACTGTTATAGGATTTGTTGTTGTATTTGCAAATATCTGATCACCGTCTGTTGATGTATACGCTGTGATTGTTCCAGAATCTAAAGTCACATAACCTTTTTTTTGTAAACCAAGACTAACATTTGTTCCGTCAGAATATATCAAAGATGTTGATCCTATTGGTAATACGACTCCACTTCCTGACACAGTTTTAACTGTTATTGTATATAACGCAGAGGTGCCTCTAGTTGTGGCATCTTGAAAAATAATAATTCTTTCAGAACTATCAGGTATAGTTATATTTCTATTTGCACCTAATGTACCAGTAAGTTTGATATATAAATTTTTACCATTAGACGTTGCTCCTTGGTCTAATGCTAGTGCTAAATCACCAGATGCTAAAGCTGCAGAGCTTAAATAACCAGTAGATAATTGTTCTAATATCTGTAGATTTGTATTAGTTATAGTGCCCCATAAACCAGATTTTTCACCTGTTGTAATAAGTTCTAGTTTTGAGTTTGTTGAAAAAGTAGATGCCATATTAATAAGGTTTTATCTCGACCCAAGTCTGAGTTGCTCCTGGATCAATTTCACTCCATGTTATTGCTGAAGCATCATTAACTGTTAATGTTAAAGGTGATGCATCAGGCGTTATATTTGCGTCAGCAATTATACTAACAGACCCTGTAGCCATCGTCAATGCGTTTCCGGTTACAGAAGTTACTGCAGAAGCCTCGACTGTTACCGTTCCAGCACCCAACGTGAAAGGTATGCCACCAGGAGTTACGTTAGCATCTGCCTCGATGGTTACAGTTCCAGCACTGATTGTAAGCGCATTTCCTGTTACTTCAAATACAGAACCCGCAAGGGCTGATGCAGCTCCAACAGATACTGTAAGTGCATTACCTGAAACAGTGACATTTACATTTGGGTCGAATATAGATGTTGCTATTGCATTAGCTGATATTGCACTGTGACCAAGCATTTATTATACTCCTACGTGTCACCTAATCTATAAACAATAAATCTCATAAAATCCATTGTCACACTTGTATTATTTGTATTAACACTCATTCTAAATTTTACTTGTGATGTATCTGTAACATCTAAAATTGTTTCTGCTGCTTGAAAATCTCTACGATTACTTCCACTATTCATACCACCAGAACTAGATGCAGCAGTGCTATAACTTGAATTATCTGTAGTTGCTTGAATTGAACCAAAACAACTACCACTTGCTTGATTATTTCCTGCCCAAGTAACCATAGCATAAACTCTATAAATACCTGTTGTGGGGAAAGAAAAAACTCCTGATGATTCTGTTAAAGCAGAACCAATCTGTCCATATCTTGCATTCGTTAATCTACTCCATCCTGCTGTAACAACTTCTTCAGTAAATGCAGAACTAAAAGTGTGATCTGTACTTGTTGACCATTGATCTGCTTGTTCAATTCCAGCTATAAAACTAGTTGCACCTGTACCACCATTCGCTAATGGTATTACTCCTGTTATTGCGTTTGCTCCACCTAATCTAGTTAATGCCATAATTTATACTCCTAACTTATTAATTTAAAGGCTGTAAAAAAACTTCCAACTCGAAATTTTGCTGTTCCACTTGCAACATGTGGCTGTCCATATATCTCATAATAATCGCTTCCATTTCCTGTTACGATTTTACTTAAACTTGGAGACATACTATTAGAATTATTACTGTAAGTATCGTTTCTTGTATCAAAAACTTCTGAACCATTTTTATAAAGTTTTATTCTAGCTTCTTGTAAAATGGTATTTGAACTTCCTCCCATTATTAAAACAGAGTGTATTAGATATGTATTTCCGTTAGCTGGAACAAATCTATAATTAGAAGAATTATCATATTCGCTACCTGTATCAAAATCCTCTGTTTGAAAAGTTACTTTAGTGTTTGCACTAGCTGTAAGACCTGTTTGCTCACTTGATAATCTTGCATAAAAATATGGAGTGTTAGCTCCACCAACAGCTGCGCCGTCATTCTGTAAAGTTCCTATAATATTTGTCGTGTCACCAGATGCACCGATGGTAATCGTGTTACCACTTTCGTTGATAATGTTATTACCGTCTGTGTCCTGTATCGTGTCTACTTTTAATATACTTGTCATAATTTTCCTATTCTATTAATCTAAATCCACTAAATTCAACAAGTTGAGCATTTTGAGTGCTTCCTGCAGTGTGTCTAAAATAAATTTCAAAATAATCGCTAGCACTTACATTTTCAATATTAGAATGTAAATGAACTTGATAATCTTCATGAACATGAGAAGTATTTGCTACCACACCTCCATTTTTATATAAACTTACTTGTGCATAATCTGTGCTTACAGTATTAGGAAAATAAACTCTTGCAGTAAAAATATATTTTCCACCTTTACCTGATGGAACTGTAAATTTATCAGAGGCAAATCCACTATCACTATCAAAAGTTACAGTGTCAGCACTTAATTTAACAAATGTATTATTAGCACAAGAAGTATTACCACTGTTGCTAGCTTTAAAATTTGGAGTATTAGTTCCACCAACACCTGTTTGTGTTGCACCTGAAGGAATAGTAATAGTCTCTCCAGATTGACCAATAGTAATAGTCCCTGATCCGCTGCTTGTTTGTATATTCGATACTTTTAATGTTCCGTTTGCCATAATTTTTAACTACTACTTATTTTAAATCCACTCATTCTAGAAATAAATGATTTTGCTATATTTGTATTTGCATTAGCTGAAGAATTTATAAGAATATATGTTTCTATATAATCTCCTTCAGACAAATCTTCTATGGTGTAAACTGTTTTACCTATTCTTTGCGCATCACTAGTGTTACTTGTTCCAAATTCATTTCTTGCAATTGAAGATCCATTTTTATATATCACTACATGGGTATCTCTATTATCATTAGCTGATGCAGTATCTCCTCTACCAGTCGCAAGTAAAAGATATTTTCCTGCATCTCCACTTTGAACAGTATATCTATGATTTGTTGTAACATCAACGCCACCACCACTATCTAAGTCTGAAGTATCAAATTGAATTTTGGTATATGTATTATCGGCTATTCCTGTTTGATCACTAGCTAACCTCATTTCAAAATATGGTGTATTACTTTCTCCAAACCCTGTAGCTGTTCCAGAGTTAGCGATTGTAACGCCTGAGGGAATACTTATTGTATCTCCTGATGTGCCTAGCGTTAGCGTAGTGCCTGTAGCTGGATCGACTTGATTTGTTTCT